GGGAAAGTTTTAAACCACTCCAACCTTTAACTGTACTTTGTACATATAAAGATAAGAATAAATCTTCATTTAGTTCTTCTGATTGTTGGCGATTTTTCCAAGTAATTTTAGTTGCTTTTTTACGGATTTTAACTAGCTCTTCACGGCTTAGAAAGCATAAATTTACTTTAAAGCCTGGATAGCCAGGATATTCTACTTCTGTTTCTTTGCTCGACACTAAAAGTGTCGATAGGTTAAGTGCTGACATTTATAATTCCCTTTGTTAAATAAATTCAAATACTTTCGTATTTTAGTTAGTATACACCAAGTGCATAGAAATAGCAATGATAAAAATTTTAGTGCTATAGATAAAATAAAACCCCAATTAAGGGGCTTTATTTTTAGTTCAATTAAGAGCTGTAGTAACGAACAGTCATATCATTAGTTGCTGTAATATCATAGTTGTTTGTACTTAACAATGCATCAGAACCTTGAGCAGTAAAGTTAATTGTAGTAGAAACAACATCTGCAATATCAATTGTAGGAACACTTAGAGATGCACCAGGAATATCTAATTCTACACGTACTGCATTAATACTTCCACCAACTTCAACTTGTAGTTTGAATTTAGTTTCTGGAGCACTTGCTGAAGTTGTAAGAATATCTGATAATAATGAACCTGTATCACCAGCAGTACCTGTTTTCAAGTATGCATTTAATGAACCAGTAATTGAACGTGTACCTGTATAATAACCGATTGGAGTATTTACAACACCTAGGTTACTTGGAGTTATGTACGAAATATTATTATTGATAGTAATAGAACCACCAGTTAATGGCACGCTATAACTAGTACCTGAAGCGCCACCAATATTACTTACTAAAGTTGTAGAACTTAGTTTATTAGTAATATAGTTTGCTGAAGTACTAAATGCTGTGGCTGAACTTAAGTTAGCAATTGCTAAAGTTTCTGCTTTCTTAACTGCGGTACCGAAACCAGTCCATGCAATCATACTAATAGCATCTAGACCGAAATCAATTACTGCTTGGTTAAGTGCACAATTATCAACAATATAAATAGCATTATCAACCATGAAAATCATTGCAAATTTTTGTAGTTGATTCTTATTAGAACCTACAAAAGATGTATATGCGTTGGTTGGAGTTTCTGCCCACTGACCTTTAAATACTTTAAGTGTACCACCTAAAGCTGCTGTTAAAGTTGCTGGAGCTTTGGCCATTGTTGCAACCATTGTGTAAGGACCAGTACCATTACTAGAAGTAATTATACCTGCACTATTCCAATCTAAAGTACCTGTAACACCAGTAATATTTACTGCATCACCAACCGCATAACCTGTAAATGCTGTTGCACCTACAATAGTAACTGTTGGGGATAAAGTAGAAGCACGAGTGATGTTAGTAACTACTACACCTGTTGAATCAATTGTTTCAGAACCTGTTAAAGCATTCCAAAGAACTTTCTCAATACAAGTAACGTTTGTAGCAACACGTGGACGAATATATGTAGAGAATGATAAGTCTACTGGGTTTAATGCGGTATTAAATGAGCGTTGACCACGGTTAGGTGTATTGCCGGCTTCACTTAAAGTAATTGCAGTATTTGCAGTACCTTGACTAAAAGAATAGCCATCTAGTACTTGAAGTTCATAGGTATTTGCAGAAGTAAACGCAGTATACCCAGTTGCTGAATCAGGCAAAACGCCTGTTGTAGGGTTTACATTGGTTGTAAACCATACTCTGGTGTTACGACTTAAATTTAAAGCCATAGTTTGAATTCCTTTATATTGTAGTTCTATACTCTATTTGCTAGATATTTATCTGCGTTATATACTATAGAACTTGGTATCTAACTTGTAGGTTAATTTCACCTACACCGTATGGGGCTAAAAGACCCTCATCTGTTACTATAGAGGTTATAAGTATTTCAGTAGTACGAGCGTTCGTTGCTACATCATATGTTAATACCCTATTACTATCTACTACGTTTTCAACATCTTCGAGCAGTTTTTCTAGTTCTTCTAAAGGATTTTCACCTTTGGTGTATAATTTTAAGGAAACGTTTAAATAACCCCATTTAAAATCACCTGGTAAATATTCTCTAGATTCTGATCCAGGTACTACGCAAATATGTGGGAAATCATTGAGTTCATCCCAAAATATAAGTTTATTTTGAACATTATTAAAAACATTTGTTTGATAAGTACCTGACCCATCAATAAGTTTTAAAGTATCTACTAAGGCTGATGTTATACTTGCTCTCGCACTCATACTGGTACCACCTTAAGTCTATTTGCCATAATTCCAGTGGCTAGCTGTCTAATACTAAGTTGTATTAATTTATTTGGGTCTCTGCTGGCTGGGGAGCTTTGAGCACCTCCAGGGGCAAATGTTGCATATGGGTTTTTCATATAACTATAAAATGCGGTTACAGCACCATCCCTACTACTAACATTTACTACTTGTGCAGATTCTGCGAATCTACCTGTACGATAATTAAGAACTGCTTTTGCAGTACCCTTGCCCATATTATTTTGTATCTGTTGTGCTAGCCTACTATTAAGTAAGTTCATTATACTTACTGGACTTATGAACTGACCTTTTTGAGTCCTTAGTTGGGTTGATTTTTTCTTTTCAGCTAGTACTTTTGCTTTTTTTGTTGCAGCTCTAAGTTCTCTTATGAGTCTTTGGACTTCAATTCTAGTTTTCTTAAGAGGATCTTCTAATTTAGTTAATTCTATATTATTAAAGGATGCTTTGGTTGATTTTACCTTTTCACCCTTTAAGGTAGATATAGTTAAATTCCGTATATGTTCTTTCATTGAAGGAGAACCACGTAAATTTACAAGAGTATCTAAATTTTCTAGTGCTGCTTCTTTTAATGAATCTGGATATTGCTCTAGTATTGCTCTGGCTCTATCTTCTATTTTAATAATATTTGATATTATATTATCAAATTCTGACTTAAGATTAACTGTTGTACTTGTTAAGTTAGCCTTTGCAAATTTAGCTAAGGCTGCTCCAAGCGGTGCAATCAAAGACCCAGTTTGTGCATTTCCAGTACCAGCAGCATTATTTTTAACTTGTAACTCAATATAAAATTGAGCATGTTCTTTAAAGTTTTTTACTGCATTAACATAAATACCTGTATCTGTTTTTATAGAATTAGTTGCAGCTAAGTCTAAATCTAGCAATAGTTGACTTAATCTATCAAAAGCAGCTAAGTCTGGCTCTTTTCTTATTTGTATTTTTCCACCATTACTTAAGTCTACGCTGGAACCAAAGGATACTAACGCTCTGAAGGTATTTAAGCCTAGTGTATGTCCGGCTTCGAATTCACCTAATGTGGCTTTAATTGTGGTTTGTGGTACTCCAATTAATTCTAAATATTCCTTAGTCCATAAAAATAAATTATCATAAGGAGTATTTTTAATAATAGTCCAAGGATCTTTAGTATTTGGATTACTAGATTGGCTTACATTAGGATTTTTTCCTATAGTTAAGTCATTTAAAGAACTTGGCTTACCACTATTAACTCTTCTATATGCCATATATTGGGTATATGTACTATATTCTACATTATAGCCTACTAATTTTCTACCTAATTCTTCTAAGCCTTGTTTAGTAATAACTATATTATTATATTTAGCTGCCTTTAGTCTATTTCTTAGTGCAGATACCTTATCACCCTCAGCCCCAATAAAACCTTTTAATGCAGAATTTTTTCTACTTATCTTTGTTCTAATGGATGCCGCCATTCGTTTTCTAAGTGTGTTGGAAAACTCTGCTACGCTCATTATATTAAGTCAAGACGATAAAGGTCTAAAACTCTCCGTATGTGTGCTGGAAGGTTAGCGGTTGTTACATATTCAATAGAAGTATTATTAGCACCAGCATTTCTTGTAGATTTAATAGACATATCAGATTTCATATAATATCCAATTAAGTCTAGTGCCGCTAATTTAATTTCTTCGGGGGTAGTTTCATATCCACCAGTATAAGTTATTTTATAACCGTTAAGTGCTTTTACAAAACCATTTACTGCATCTGTTGATTCAATTCTATCATGAGTTAAGTTTAAAACATAGTCAGTATATTCAGTTAGTGTTGTGTATGTTCTACCAAAATCTTCACTAAATTCTACACTAGCAATATTTACTGTTGGGCACTCTTTTAAATAGATATATGGAACATTTCCATCACTATAAGTATAGGTGTTTTCATCATAGAAATCAATAAATGTGCGATTGCAGTAAGTTTTTATTAACTGACTAATTTTTGGAATCAGCACATTTATTTCTGCATCTTGCGTGGTACTATTTATACCATTGTAGGCTTTATATTCAGCCAATGTAATTAAATTTGCCATATTAGTCCTCTTTGTACTTCTTTAATACTCTTGTTAGAATATTAAAGAAGTAGGGCTATTGCTAGCCCTACTTGGTAGTCAGCACTACCTAGCTGGTTTTACTCAGCTAAACTGATTTAGCTCCAACGTAATGTTGAAACGCCTTGACCTAGATTAGTAGTCAATTGAGTAACACCAGTACGCAATGAACTTACTAGAACTTTACGTTGTGTTTCTACTAGATCTTGTGTATCTAAACGTAGACCACGTTGATTACCGGCTAAGAAGTTAGCTGGGGCAACGCATAATGCACCGATATTAGTAGTTGCAGTAGCTGCACCACCTGCTTTAGCTGGGAACATGCTAGATACTAGAACTGGTGTATTACCAATCATACCAACTTGGCCTGTTAACAATGTAGCTGCAGGACCAACTTTATCCATAGTTTGGAAAGCTGTATCATCTAACAAATCGTAGTAAACTTCAGTAGAAACGATAAACGCTAATTCTGAAGGCTCTAGACCCCAAGCACCTAAATCTTTACGCAATGCACGTAGGTTAGCAATTGAAGCAACGCCAGTATTTGTTGGAACAACTACTGAAGTAGCGTCATAGATTGACAAACCTTTAACTGGATCAGAACCAGAACCGGCACCGATTAAGTATGCTTTATCAACAGCACGAGCTACGCGACGGATCATTGCATCACGGATAGTAGGTAACAAGATTAACAATGAATCTTCTTCCTCTTCGTATGCTAAGTATTCCATTGTTGCAACTTTATATGCATTCAATGTTACAGCACCCAATTGATGAGTTTGTGCAGAACCTGGAGATGCGGTTGTACCGAATTGAGCATTAGTAATCCAAGTTGCATCACCTGCTTCTGGGTTTACTGGAATTGTCATAACGTTAGTTTGCATATTGATGCCACGCAACAATGGAGCAACAACTAAACGACGACGGATTTCATTTTCCATGTTCAATGAAACTTCTAATTCCCAAGTAGCTGAAGGAACGTGAGCTCCTGCTTTTTCAACGATGCCAGCACCGTATTTAGTATCTTGGATAGATTTACCAGTGATTTTTGAAAGTAGATATGCAGATTCTTTCTCAGCATAAGCAGCACCTTCTTTATCGCCAGCAAAGTTCATTTTGCTTTTTTGAATAGCTTCTAATTCTTTAGATTTTTCTTTGATTACTTCTTCTAAGCCAGCGATAGCTGATTTATTAGTAACTTCTTGAGCATCTAAACGTTTTGTGATATCAGCTAAAAGTTGTTCAGCACCTGAAGTACCTGAAGTAACTACAGTAGCTTTAGCAACAGCGTCAGCGATGCGTTTTTCAACGGCAGCAGCTTCAGCAGCTTTTTCTGCATCAGCAGCTTTTTCAGCAGCTTGAGCGTCGATTACAGTTTGAGCAGCAGCAGCTGCAGTCTTAGCCAATAAGGCTTCTAAATCTTTTGGATCCATAAAAATTTCCTCTTTTTGTTGAACGGTTGGTTCTTCTAATGTTTTTTGCTCTTTAGCAGGTTCATTAGTTGAAAACTGTTTTTTAAATAAATTATAGTCATCGTCACTTTCAAAAGACTTTGACAAACTAAATGTACTATCTTGATTTGCAGGCACTGATACTACTGATATTTCTAGTAGCTCTAGCTCTTTAATAATAAAGAGGTCAGTAATTGAATCATAAGTTGCATCTTTGATTATGAATCCTACAGAAAAAGCTGTAAGAACACCATCTTTTACTAAATTAAATACATCTTCTGCGGCTGCAGAAATACGTGCTTTAATCCATAAACCTTTATCCTCTATCTTGTATTCTGACATTCTGCCGATAGGTTCGTCATGGTCATGATACGCTAAAATAATAGGGTTTTTAAGGTAATTTTGAAGTCCCTTTTCCCAAACAGTTTTAGGGATTACATCACCACTTCTATCTACCGTAGTAGTATTTGCATACCCTTCAATAAATATAGAGTCTATAGTTTCCCCAGTTGTGGGTAAAGGGGCGCTTTTTTGGAAAAGCGAGTCCAGTCGAATGACTTTACCTTTTATATCCATATTGCTCCTTTAATTATTCCCTGGGGGTGCTGGGTCGGCTTTAGGCTTACCACCTACCGAGGGATTTGCTGCAGAACCAGCTATATTAGCTGGGATTCTTATTTCATCTGCCCCTTCTAACTTAGCATAACGTAATTCAATACGTGCTTCATTAGGGGTTAAGATGCCCGCATTTACTAATGTTGAGTGATACGCTGCAACATCTTTAATATCGGGTTGTAATGCTGAAACACCTGAAGTGATTGGTTCGATATCATAACCGAAGAATCTTTCAAGAGCTGATGTATATTTTGTTACAATGGGTAGTACTGTTTCAAGATATAGTAGTCTAAGATTAGGTGCTATATTTGCATTATTTCCACCATCTAAAAGAATTGGTGGAACTCCAAGAGCTTTAAGTACTTTTGTATCGTGAGTTTGGATAGAGACATCAAAGTCCATATCTTTAAAACTTGCTGTAGACATTGATTTAAGTTTTAATCCACTGTCTAGTATAATTGGCTTCTTAGCCCCATTCTTTGGACTATACTGTGTACGCCATTTTTCTATTGTTTTATCTTTTGCTAACTGTGAAAGTGTATTCTCTGTTTCGAGTACTAACCCTGTAACAGCACCATTTTCAAAAAACTGATCTTGGAAAGTTTGCATACGATATAGTATATCTAAACTTCTTTTTGCTGACTCTAATCTTGAGCTTCCGCGATATATGCCTATTGATGATAAATCACGTATATGGAAGACTTCATCTGTTGAGAACTTTGTAATATTATTATATAGGTAATGTGATATAAAAGTTTTAGGGTCTGGAGCAATTACCATCATATTTGCTGGTAGGTGGTATAGGAAAGCCCCATCCCAATAAATAAATATATTACCTTCTAGAATGAAATCTGTAAAGATTGCTGTTCTAAAATCTTGAATGCTTTGATAAGGATTAGGTTTATAGTTTAATAAACTATTTAATTGTTTTGCACGAATACCTGTGGCAACTCCGTCAAAAACTTTATCCTTAATATCATAGTTGAGACTAGCGCAAGAACTAGTAATCATATTAGTGCCGCGATTTACAGTCTCTAACTTACTAAATGCTTGTATATAATTTATTAGTTGGTCAGAAGAAATTAGAGAACCACTGTTTTGAGCGATTATCTCCTGTGCTGGGTTGTTCTTCTGAAACCAATTTAACGGATTCCATTCCATTTAACTTCCTTTTCTGGTTTTCGACCCACATACCTTGCTTGGAAGCAGTAATAAGCGCAGGCGATTTACCATAGATTTTATGCAGCTGTTGGTGATGCTTATTGCATAACGTGAATAT